AGGCGCTGTAGGAGCATCAGGGACCGTGGGAACCGTAGGTACTGTGGGAACTGTGGGAACTGTGGGAACCGTAGGAACTGTAGGAACTGTAGGAACTGTAGGAACGGTTCCAGTTCCAGCATTAGGGTCAGTACCAAGAATGGTTAAAGCATCAGCTAACTCAAAACCACTACGACTACCTGTTGTCCGAGGCCGTTGCCGTGCCGCAGTTTGACCTTCTAAAGCACCTAAAGTTTGAGCAGCTATCGCTGCACGTTGAGCAGGAGTTTGTCGCACAAACCCAGGCGAAGTCACTGTACTTACTGGAGCACCTAAGAGCGAACGTTGCCCTATGTTTCCACCTTGGGCAGCGCCACGTTGCCCAGGATCTAGCATATTGGCAATAGCATTATCTATTTTTGTGTTAACTGGTTCTGACTTTCCGTCACCAGTCCAACGCCAATTATCTCTTATGCCAAAAGGATTAGAAAGAAAATCTCTTATACCTTGACCTTGCACATCACTTTTATGATCAGGAGTATGTGGCATTACATTCCTCCTACTGTTTGCGCAATCGCAAACCGACGCAACGCATTAGCAATCTGATCCTCAATCTGAGAACCATACAACTGCTCCTCCAACAAATTACGCTGCCGATCCAACTGCCTACGAGCCTCCTCAGTCTGAGCAGCCACACCAAAACGAGCCAACTCAGCCTCACCCGCAGCAATCTCCTGCGCACGCTTATACTGCCCAGAATCAATCATCCCACGACGATTAAAAACCCCAGGCAAACTACGAGCAGCACGACCAATCTGCTGCTCAACATTAAACTGATTCATCGCATCAGAACGACCAATACGCTCAGACGCACGCTGAATATCGCTAAGACCATAACCGTATTCACGGGTCTGACGACCCAGCGAACTGGCCCGATCTCCAAAACCCGCATAAGCCATTAGCTAAACACCTGTCCAGTCAACACAATCTGATCCGACTGCGTGTTCAATGTAAGCGCCAAAGCACCACTCGTACCACCGCCCTGCAAAGGAGCGGTAGTAGTCACAGCAGAAATATCGCCAGTAGAAACCTGATCGACACGTTGCGCTATCCGTTTAATACCCGACATAATTACGCCTCACCGAAGTAAGTAATATGAATATCCGAATCAGCCGAAACACGAATAAATTTGACAGTAGCCAAATCCCATTCATACACATCGACAACAGAATAAGGGTTCAAATAATGCCCGACAGATGCTGTGGGGGTACCCCACCGCATCCGCACCGCTTCTGCGCCATTAGTAATCATGGCTGCAACTGAACCTGCTGGAACTGTTAAACCTACGGCAGTATTAGAAACAGTTAAAGCTTGATCGCTTATGCTTTTTCCGTAACCTGCCGCTGCCCTAGAAATACCCATTTTAACTCCAAAGTCCTAGTCGGACTGCTTCAAGATCGTTCTGTAACACTGTAATCGCAGCAGCATTCGCTGATGCAGAACCAGAATTAGCGCTTACAGACGCCTCGGCAGATGTGGCAATCGCCATAGCTCCCGAAGCAACTGCACGAATATCGCTATCCGTATCGCTAATAGCTTCAATTTTTTGAGACAGTTTCCTTAATTCGTACTCTAAAGAAACACCGTTCTGTCCCAGAAACTTGTGCGTGGGGCGATACGTAACAGCCATATCAGCCCACTAAAGCAGCAATTTCTTCTGCCGAAAGTCCAAGTTCGGCAAGTTTGGCTTCTCCAGAAGCCTTGCTTGCAGCAGTTTCAGCCGCTGCGGCTTGCTCTGCCTCTTGACGTTCAAGCATTTCTGCTCGCGCCGCTTCTTGCGCCGCTATTTCTTCTTCTGTCATATCACGAACAGTTTGAACGCCTGTAGCGCAATCCACTATCGCTATTTGTGGGGTACTCATAATCGCTCCTAAGATCTACTTATCCCATATAACCGCATATACGAACCATCCTTAAAGCTGCTATCCCCATACGCTTTAATTGAAGTAATTGCAGCAGCCAGATTGAGGTTACCTGACGACGCCATTAGCGCTTTATCGTATGAATCTGCGCTGTACTTCATAGAGCTATGAAAAGATTGAATTGATTTACCAGTTGCAGCACTATTCGCATAGTCAAAAAACATCATTCGGCCACAAGCGGAATGGTCGCTAGTCGTTGAAGAAAAACCACTCGCTACTAAATGAGAAGTCGCAGTATCTTCGTGAGTGGAACTGTCACCAGTACCATACATCACACCCCACCTCAGATAAGGGTAAACGGTGTTTGTTGTAACATCGTTTATCCGCCAAATCGCATTATGGCCTGCTTGGGTGGTGGGGCTATAACTATTGTATTGGAAGCTCCAAACAAGTTCTAAGTCAGTATAAGTTCCTGGGATGTTATCAATTTCCATTGCCCCAGGAGTACCTGAAGCCACAAGAGCTTCGATCAATACGTGAGTCTGAGATGCCATCAATCTCTCCCGTACAAACTAAATTTGCTATATCGCAGCCAGTTACCAAACCCTGACTTCAACTGCAAACTTGTAATTGCTGTACTGCCGTTATTGTAAGTCCCAGCATAGTAAGCCGTATGACTGTAGCTGTTCGAGGATGTTGCGGTTACGCTTCGCGAAAAATACTGGACATCCCCAGTAGCAGTTTCGCCTTTGTAATTATAAATATCAATAATGTAAGTAGCTGGGTAATAGCCATCATCAGGCGTTGTCCCTGACATCGAGCCACACTCAGCATAGTTAGCGTTATAAGTGCCTGCGTTGTTACTCAAAACATTCGCATTATTAGCAGCTTGTCTCATGTAACCGTGTTTAGAATCGGAAGTCTGTTCATTGAACTGCAACGCGAAAACACCATTCAAACCTTGCGACAACGCATAACTAGTATTGCCAATGCCCATTATTCGTAACGACGTATAAGTCTGAGGAATACCACTAAAAACTAGATTCTCTGTATCGGTGCTATTGGCATCAATTTCTGCAATAAATGTAAGAGCCATAATTAACTAATTCCGTACAATGTTCTGACTGTGCCACTTGGCAAAGCTACGCCATCACCAAATTTTACAGTCAACTGAGTGATTGGCAGAGATGCCGTACTGGAACCATTTTCGTTCCAAGCAGTTAAATATTGGCTCATTTGTGATGTCGGGTTGCCTGCAAAACCACTCCCCAAAGCCGACGACCAACGACTTGTAGTTCCACTACCTGGCGAATCCGCATAATACATCCATGTAAATTCGTGGTGTTGCACACTGGTCGCAGATACCGAATCATCACCCACAGCCATCTTTAAGCCATAGTTAGTAGGTTGTGGACCATTGTTTGTAAGCGCCCTAGCATCATCTACTTGATTCAAAATCGAAGTTGCTCCACCCGTGACAACTGGATTATTTAGCGCATAACTATAAAAGTTGCCCCAGTTGTGACTGTCACCTGGGATTATCCACACAAACCAAAGATGCTTATAGGTTTGAGGAATACTCGTAAACGTCACCGCTGCGGTTGTGGCAGTTGACGATTGGATAACTTCTATAGCACTTCCACCAACAGAACTAAACAGTCCACCATTCATCCATGTAGACACACGAGTACTCGGCCACCCCTTCGGGGTTTCCGAGCGCCCATGCCAATTAGATACCGCAGTAGATGGATTAGTTCTGTCCTGTCGGAACGACATCAAGCCCTCCGATTAGGCAGTTATGCGGTTTACGTAACCGTTTAAGTTAATAACATTTGCGTCAGCCGCAAATGCTTTTACTACTAAACTGTTCTGTAGGAGAAGCCCAGGAATAATCAGTGTCATTCCTGAATCGGCAGCAATTTCAAGTTCGATTAAATCGTCTTGATCTGTAGTGCCACCAAACTCGACAGTTAGAACACTTGCAGCAGCAGAAGTATTGGCCGCATACAGCCAGATCTCATCCAAATTAGATGTACCCGAAGTTGCTGTATGAACGGTTACCGCAGCACCCGTATTGGCTCCTGTTACAGAAATGTTCTTTCCGTTTGTGCTTCCCGAAAGAAGATGTTTTGAATATGTCGCCATATCTGTCCCTTAGCTAAAGACTTGATTAGAAATAATACTATCCGCCACCGAATTACCTGGGATATCACTAGTAAGCGCCACTGTCCCAGTCGCATTCTGAATCGTAAGCGTCCTGTCAGCGGTCGGATCAGTCACCGAAATAGTCGTTTCGTACGCATTACCAGTAGAGGCACCCGTTAAAAGTATGGGGCTAGCACCTTGAAACGTGACAGCACCAGTAAAAGTACCACCAGCAAGCGGCATCTTTGTCGCATCCGCTGGCGCAGAAGCCCACTTAAGACCAGTCGCTTCACCAGAATCGGCAGTCAACACATAAGTATTTGTGCCAACAGCCAACCGAGACACAGCGTCAGCGCTGGTCGCAACAATCAGATCACCTTTTGCGTCAACAATGTCTTTCTGCACAACACCAGGAGTGGTGTTGACAAAAGTTTCAATGTCCGTGAAGTTTTGATTCATGTCGGCAGCAACAATCGTTGTTCCTGCCGTAAAGTCGTTTAGAGGTCCAAGAGTTGCCATTTAACGCAGTCTCCTTGGCGTATATGTGAACGCCAGCGCATTGATTTCCCAATGGAAATTATTAGTAGGTCCGCTGACTTTCATACTTACACTCCGTCCTGTCCCAAGTGTAGGCAAGTTTTTGACATCAGCGGTGAGATCACGACCAATAGCATCCCATTTAGCAAGATAAGCAGAATCAGTACCCGCATCATCCCACTTAGCTGTATCCCAACGAGAAGCAGACGTTTTACCTGTCACACTCACACTGAAACTAGAAGTTTGCGTAGATTTGTCGTAATCTTTAAAAATATTTATAGGCAACGTAATTGTTTCTTCAGCAGAAACAACAGCCCTTGGACGACCCCAACGTTTCTTAACAATGGGGTCTTTGCCTGTTACCCAACGAGTAACGAAGTATGAATCAATATGTGTTTCTGTGCTTGACGTGTAACGATCAGCATCACGTTTTTGTTCATCTTCAACATCAACCACAGAACCTGTATTTGCTACACAACCAGCAAACACTGTAGGCGTACTATTTGGTGGCCGATATGAAAACAATGGGCCAGCATCAATATCTGTAGCTACCCATGCACCACCCTGACCCAGCGAAGGATCATAAATATAAGTGCGACGAGTTGTTGCCGCACCATCTGTGTAATCAAGAGAAACGTAAAGCTTGTTGTTACCCCACGCTATTTGTGGAGCAGAACCAAAAGTAATTTGCTGATTATCTATAGCTGGCTGCAATTTGCTAAACAGCCACGTAAAACTTTGACCGTCGTAAACGTATATGCCTTCTTGTGCGTGCCAAAAAAATGTTCCAACTGGAGTATTTACAGGCGAAGAAAGTTCCACTGCCCCAACGTCGTTACTTAACGTAACGACTTGAAACGAATCAGAATCAAAACCAAATATCGCATACACACTGTTTGTTTTGAAAACTATTAAACGATCACCAGCAGCAACCAGACCAGTTATCTGGTCGCCGTGTTCACCAACATCTATGTCTACGTAATCTTCCGCTGACCATGTTTCTGGGGTGTTTGTGTTTGACCATCTGACTCTGGAACGGTAACCCGTTCCTGATTCGTAAGTGTTCGCCACCCATGCAAAGTTGTTCCAGAAAGCAATGTATTGGGCTTGCGGCATGTTGCCGCTTGCCCCAAAAGCGGTTCCGAGATCCGCAGCCGTTGACCCATCCCACTTGAAAGACGGCTTGTCATAACTAACGCCATAAGAAACATTGTTCATTGTCATCCCGTAAACACGGGAGCCATCTGTCCTTGCTGTTATTCCTGTTAAATCCGTAAAATTGCCCGCCGCCGAATGAGCCACTTTGGTTCCGTAATTAACCATTAACTGGTTAGTTCCAGAATCAGTGTGAAACCCCCACATGCCTTTAACGTCAGCGCTTAAGGCTGTGGTGTTTCGGCGGTCAACACCGTCACGCATTCTTATACCACCACGAGGGTCAACAGTTACGTTGAGCATGTCGGGTGATTCGTTGTCTGCAAGGTTGAACTGATCGCTTCTAAGGTTTAATCCACCTGAAAACGATTCCAGTACTTCAAGAGAAAATCCTTGACGAGCCATCAGGGATTACCAGACCACTCCGCCAGTATTGGCGTACCTCAACCTTCCCATACCCGCAGCGTAAAGAGTTGAACTTCGGCTATTCGCAATCATAGGTTGCGGAGCAGGAGTGTCAGCGTAGCGACGGGCAAGGTTGTCAAGTTGTGAAGTAAACAACGCCATGTATTGGTTACCCATTGTTGGATCTTCCTGCTGGAAATACGCAGCCGAAATAGCGTACGTAGCCAAAACCGCATGAAACGGATCAGGTAAATCAGGAGAAGAACCACTAGAACTACCTAACCCAAACGCAGTTGGGTTACGTATAGCTCTCACATAAATAGTTTCTGCACTATCAGGAACAGGGTAAAGACGCAGAGTGTCGTTCCAGAAACTCCACTCCCACGGTGAACCTGAAGGCAAAGAGTTTAAGGGGTAATCAAAATCTGCGCTATCTGAACCAATGTATTGCAACACATGGTCATCGTTACGAACCGCAAGAACGTCACGTATACCCTGACTTACAGCGTCAGGAGCACCAGCGAGAGTTGCGATTGTGTAATCCTTGGTCCCATTAACAGTATTAAACGTTGTTCGTACTTCAAAAAACGGCCAACGTTTTTCACTGTAAACAATCAGATCAAATCCTTGACCAATCATCGTATCTAACGTCGTATCGTCAATATCAGTTGAATCAATATCAACAACGCTACGTACTTGAGTACGAATCTGAGCAAGAGTTAAAGCCATCAGGTAGCCGCCGATTGTCTAGTGTGACCAATGCAGAGATCCGACCCGCCGACTGGGCGTGCTTTGCACGCTGTACCCGCACGGGTCGTTGCAGAGCAAGCTGCAACGGAAGCAACTTCGGTTTCTTCAACAAACTCAGTGACACCTGGCATGGGTCGTGCCCCTGCCGTTTGTCCAGGTGCGTAATGACCTGGACGAGTGCCAGTTGAACCTGCGGGCCTTGAGTCCCGACTGTAAACCAAAGCTACTTCACGTTGCATACTCGCTCCACTACTTATTTTTAATCGGTAAGGCCGTACAACATGCCTTGGCGTGAACGATTAGAAGTCGTCAACTGGCCGTAGCACAGGATCTGTGCGTAGCGGGCATCTTGGTTAGTTGGCCGTACAAACGGAGTTGGTTGGAACCAAGTTTCCGTATGGGCTACGAGCCTGAGGTACTTGGTGTTCAAGAAGAACATTTTGGTATCTAGGTTCGTGTCACTGTCGTAGGTCACTGGTGCTCCCTTAAAAAGGAGGTTCTGGAATCCTGCGTCAGCAACGTCAGCGCTTGTGTACCGAAGGTTCGGCTGGAGCAAGGCTTCATACTTTTCGTATTCGTCTTGATCCGTGATGATAATGGTCGGTTGGTCATTGCCAACTGAAACCGTGTTATAGATGGTTGACATAGCAGCCAAGGTAAGAGCGCCACCTTGGTTGGTTACAGTTGATCGCCACCACGCGTTATCCGAATCGGTTGCGTCAATGCCACCAACGGTATTACCAGTCCCAACAAGTCTGTTGAGTCCGAGCATGTCTTTGCCACTATTACCAGTTCCATCGCTCCAGAACATGGTGTTCATGTTTTGGATAATGGTTTGTTCGGCTTGCATAATCTTGCCTTCAAGAAGGTCGATTATTGCATATTCGCCATTGTTTTTAGCTTCCTCAATACCAGTGATAGTGACGGTTGCTGCATACTGTTTCCAATCATACTCAGCAGCGGTGATTCCCGTCTGAGCAGTCGTAGCAATAGTGTCAGAACCGCTGTATGAACCAGCAGTTGAGTTTGTACCATAAATAATTGGGACAACGATTTTAGCGCCACCGTTTACACGCCTAATGGTCTGACCATTGGTAAGCGCATAGAACAGAGGACGAGCCGTAAAGACGTTATCAGCCAATTTAGGTACGTAGTTTTTGAGAGTCGTAGATAGAATCTCATCAAAATCGCTGTTACCAGCAGCCATTTGATACTCCTAAAGTTTTATTGGGCTAATTCTTGTTTTGCAAGATCAAAAGCATCTCGAAGTGAATTAACTGCTTGACCAAACTCACGACTAATAGCGCCTTCAGTCGTTCCTGACCCATCCTCAATAACTGAGGCTGCACGCTTTTCTTCCACAATGTCAGAGTTTTTAGCTTTGCTTTGCAAATCCTCATAAGTCATATGAGCATAAGCAGCATCTAAATTACCGATGTTGTGTTTCAAAGCATGAGAATACAAAGCATTCTCATCTATGTCAGCTTGATATTTGTCTCGCAGTACGTTCATTTCTTTTTGCAGATTTTGCTGTCTCTGTATGCGATTTTGTTCTTCAATGGCCGACTCAATTCGTCGAAGTCTGGTTTCTTCTGGGTCCAGTTCTTCCATTTCCTCTTCAGGAACAGATACTTGGTTGCCCATTCTGATTCCGAAAGCATCAGCTAACGCTGATACAGCGCTTTCAGGATCAGACTCCAGAGCTTGGACGATTGCCTCGCCTTGAGCCAATCTTTCGCGTTCAGTTGCCAACTCTTGCGTTTTACGTGTGTAATCCGCTTGGCGTTGGTAGCCATTAATAAGCTCCGTTTGCGACACATCCATTTGTTCACCGTCAACAGTGACGGTAAATGAAGGGCCGCTATCTTCGCTCGGGTTGCTCGGGTTGCTGGTATCCAGTCCCAAGGCTGTGTTTTCATCCATCAGGAATCCTTTCGGGTGTTCCTACATGACACATAGAAGTGTCCCATTACTGCATATTCGGCAACTCTACACCCATTTGGTTTTGGAGTTGACTTATCAGTTCGGGTGGTACTCCACCTGTGCCTTCAAAGACTTGTTCGGGGATTGGTCCTGGCCCCATGCCGCCTTGCGACATTGGAGGTGCACCAAAGGGATCAGCCACTCCCCCAGATTCCTCTTGCGCAACTTGAGCATCAAGAGGAGTTTGTTGTTGAATCATGTAACGGTCAGGATCATTAATCCCAAATCCGTAAGACAGCACATGCTTCGCTATTTCTGTTGGATCAACAACAGTTCCAATTAAGGGAGCCATAGCGTTAAGCAAAGAAATTGCTTGCTGACGGCGAGCCGTTTCGTTAAACGGTTGAGTAGAGCCGCCTTCTACCGAGAAATCAAATTCCCCGATAATGTCATCACGGGTGTAAGCGACAAAATATTTTTGGTCGTCTTTGCCTGTGATTCGTACCATTTGTGCGTCGGTCATGTACTGCATCATCAGTTGCATAACCATGCGTGCTACTTCTGAAATAGAAATTTCTACGATTGCTAGTTTGTCGGCAGCACGAGCGTTGCCTGCATCAACGATGATGCTGGCTTCTGTTGCTGTGCGCCGAGTTTCGGGCATTTGCCCACGAGCATATTCAGATACACCGCTTACAGTATTTATATCTCCCTCAATAATGTTTGAATGGTTATACATTTCGGGGGCAAGAGGGACTTGCGGTAATGGCTGGACCACTCCTGCAAGGTCACGGTTCTCGTCGATAACAGGAACAAAACGTCCATCTTCATCCGATTCCAATGCTTCACGGCCTTCAGGCCCAAACGAACGTTCGTGATACAGGTACTTTCGGGCGTACCGTTTTCTGTGATTCACCATTTGAGAACGAGTTTTATTTAGTTCTTCTTGAAGTGATTCAATCGCTTCAAGATCACCCATCGGGTAAAACATGTCAGGAATGTCGTAGTTCCGCATCATCACAAAAGGGTGACCAAAGTGATACGGCATTGGGGTCGGATCTAATAAATAGTCGTCACCACTTTCGGCGCACACCGAAATGGTGCCGTTTTCCAGATCATAAAATTCGTAAAGCGTTACTCGTGCGGTTACTTCGTTGTATTGCTCTCGTTCATCGTCGCCATCCCAACGGTAACGAACACCAGAATCAGCAACAATGTCTTGCCGTGTTGAACGCTTAAATCTTTTATCTTTTTTAACTTCTGCAAGTGGACGCACAATGCGTTGCGCTATCCAACGTGCGTCATCCAGGCATGTAGCTTCAGGGTCGATAAGCATGTCGAACGGGCTAATTCGTTCCACGAACGCTTGGTCCTCTACAACTTCCATCTTTTTGGATGGAACGGAATCCATTACATCTTGATCTGATGGCAGATCGTTCATCATTTCAGGGTTGTCGTAAGCGAACTGGTCTACTTCGATTGTTGCCCTGTTGTATTCGGCTGCCATTTCAGCGGCAGTCAAATCTCTTTCTTCTTCTACGAAACGCCAACCAACTTTAAGCCAGCCGTGTCCTACGATTAGAAAGTCTTTAACTGCCCGCCGAAATGGTTTCCGATAGTCGTGATGTCTCCACAGATAGTTAATTACTGCCTCTACAAAGACGGCTCGTGATTCGTCACCCTCTTTGTTTGCTGTGACAGTAATTGTTGGGTGGTTTACCGCAACGCTCGGCGCAATAACATTAACGGTTGAGAAAGCCATATTGACAGAAATGCGGTCATAGCCGACATTTCCCTCATAACCCCCACCAGCACCAGAAAATGTTTTCCCTCTATAAAGGTCAATCATTCGATGCCACTTAGCGTCGTAGCCTTCTTCGCTACGCCACTTGTATGTGTTATCAATTCTCTCTTTTGTTTGAGAAAACCGATCAGCTTTTGTCATCCGTGCCATTATTCAACCCAACTTTTAAGCTCGCTCAGGAGTGTGTCCAGCCGCACGAGCTTCTGCTAGCACCTTTTGTTCTCGTTCCCTCATTGTCAGATGTTGTTCTTCCCGAGGCAACATTGCACGGATTGTTTCTCCCGTAGCAATAGACACAGATTTCAGTCGCAAGCGACGCTCATAAAGTTCTTTAAGTTCCTCTAAAGGAACTTGCCCACGACGTTTAAGAACGTACTCGGTGAACTCTTCAAAGGTCGCCCCATCTGGGAGGACCGCCATTATCAGGTGCTTTGTACAGCGCCGTCAGGCTGTTTGGCTGAAGGTGCAACCGTGCCCGTAGTTCCGTGTTGGTTCATTGGTGTTTCCCGAGGAGTTACACCAGCACCCATATCGCCAGGTTGTGCTTGGTCTAGGTCCCCAGTAAAACGAGGCTCAGATGGTTGCGAACCACCCTCAGCAGGAGGCCCATTGTAAAGTTGTGCATGGTTAATGCGCATTGTTTCGCCCATTCCCGATGCGTTGTATTTATTAGCCATTGTTGGCCGCTCCAATCATAGAGACATGTCTAAGACATATTTAAGCTGTCCCACGGATAGTGTTCAAGCCAATCGTATCGCTTACAGGTTGTTGTTTGTTAGCTTCTCTCATCCACCAATCAAAAGTCCACGTATCATCAACTTGTTGCACATACTCAGGAATAAACGCATACTTGCGCATTTGGTTAGCTAAAGCCAACGCCATAACACGGTCATCATGCGGAGAACCAGACATACCGCCACGCTCATTACGAACATAAGTACGCAACTCAGCAATCGTATGCTGGTCTTTAATAATCAACTCTTGGTTACGTAAAGCCATAGATAAATCATCAATCATCAATGGTTTAGACGTACGAGTAGTTTTCCACCCAAACTCCTGCGACATCCGATCCGTCTGACTATTCAACGACCTACGACGAAACATGTTCGGATAACCCAACTGACGTAACTGCGTAATAGTTGTTAGCCCGTGGTTATTTGACTCCACGCAACACAAAGCATTCCCGTACCAAATTCCAAGGTTGTGAACCTCGTAAGCGAGTTCATCAGGTGCGATATGGCCGTGCCATACCGCAACCTGCGTACCTTCTTTCGCATCCAACACTTGAATACAGGAATAGTCGCCATGACCCAAACCTTCAGCCGTGTCCACGCCAAGGACGTATCCGCTCCACCGCTCTGGTTCCTCCCACACCGTCAGCATCTAAACTCCAAAACCTTTGGTTGGATCTCGTGAAGATACCCGTAACGGCCAGCTTCCACATGTATTTGCATAGCGTCAAGAACGTCCAAATCAAACACAGGATTTCCCGAACGAATAAAAGCCTCTTCGGGGGTGGTCGGGTACTCCTGAGCCAACTGCCACGGGAGCATCGAATCTCGTTTTGCTTGATACCACGAATCATCCCTATCCTCCGTCGCAGACCACGGAAAAAACATAGGCGAAAACTTGTTATTTCCCGTCGTAGCCCCAGTCCACAAATGATGATAAAAGTTTCCAGACCCATTAGCCGTAGAAAGCCCAATAATACGGCCTCCCACATCAGCCACAGGTTCTATCGACGCCCACGCCTCCTCTGCGTTTGGTAAGAACGCCCACTCATCAACCACGATAAGTGTCGCCGACTCACCACGGGCAGGATCGGACGCAGACGGCATTGACGTAATTTGCGATCCATTATCAAACGCCATTCTCTGCTGATGCTCAACCAAAGACTTCGGTCCCCGATCCAACATCCAATTCGGCAAATGCTTAAAACCATATTTAGTTTTACGCAGCAACAACACCGCTTCACGCTCAGTACGACTCAAATCAATAATGTTCTGATCATCGTGAAAAAACGCCAACCAAAACTGGTGAGCCGACACCAACGTCGTCCACCCAATCTGCCTCGCCTTTAACGTAAGCGAATATCTATTTGTTGCCCATTCTTCGAGAGCTTGCGCCTGAGCCGCACGTAAAGCAAAAAGAATACGCCCGTGAGCAGGGTGAGCAATATGCCAATAGTTCTGTAAAAAATACTTCTCACTCCGTACACACTTCCGCCACTCCACCTCCTGGCGCAACTCCGTCAAACGGCTCACTCAATATCCTCAACCATTAACTCTCGCCCCCAAGCTCACGCTCAGGAACATACGGGTCATAAACATCAAACACAGGCAACCCTCGCATACCAAACCGCTCCGTTTTTCTATACGGACGAACAATCGGCCGAATAAAAAACTTCTGCCCAGCACACATCGAAACCCGAAACTTAGTCATCTAACAATTCATATCTTTCCGCAACGACTCCCACACAGACCACTGACTCTCAGTCCACGTATGATCAATCGTATTATAAAGCTGAGAACACTGAGGCCCATAACCAGGCACCAAATCCGTCCTCACAACAGGAGCAGGCTCCTCCTTATCATCCGACCACAACATCGACACACCGCTTACAGCAGCAATCAACGCCACCACAGCAGCAGTAATCGCTGCAACAATCTTTTTGATCGCCTCCGACCAAACATCCGCCTTCTCCGCAACATCCTCTATCTCCATCACAACCCCCTACTGGCAAGACTCACACACCTCAGGGGTATCCAAACCACACTCCAATGGTTCATCATCCTCAAACGGATCAGTCAACAAATCAGGGCGCTCACCCATCTCCTCCAACTGCATCCACATCCCATCGTCACGCAAATCTTGTAACTCCGTCACCGCTTCTTCCGTTTATTCGTAACCTTCTTACCCGTCCGCTTCGCTTCCTTCGCAGCCGCAGCACGACCCTTCGCAGAATACGAATAATGTTTCTTCCCAACCTTAGGCATCTTCGTCCAAACCACCCTTAATCAATCGCAAAGAAGCAACTTCCTCTTCCAACAACGAAGCAAGCTCATCATCAGTAAAAGCAGAAACGTCCCGCTCATCTTCCACAACCACTTTACGCTTCGGCGTAAACTTCTCAATGTACTGCAAATACAAAGAAGCAGCCTTCACATCACCATCGGCAGCCTGCTGCCAAAGAGCATCAATGACGCTCTGAACACGTTCAGGATTGATGTTCAGTTCTGCTGCACGACGATCCCACTCACGGATAAACCGTGGATCTCTTTTGATGCGGCGAACAGAATCCTGATGGATTTCCTGTTCAGCCGCCCATTCCTTCTGAGTCTTAGGGGACCTTTCAGGACCAAGCAACAACCAGTCCAGTAAAGCCTTCCAAGTGTCAGGCATCACTTTCTCGTTTGAGTCCTCGTCCCAGGCCCAACCTCGGCCTCCACCATTCTGTGGCATGTATGCGCTCCTTGCTTTGTATGCCCACACCATAGGACAGATGTCCCAAGCAGACACCTAACTAGAATATGACAGTACTGTTACAAACACACACAACCAGTAAATAAAACGGGACACTCTCCCCCTATACTAAGTAATTACTTAGTACCAATCTCCATCCCCCCAGGATGGAGATTGAAACTTAGTACTAGGAACTAAGAACTTTGGCGCATACAGCGACAAAGGATCAAGTTCTAAAAACCAAACGCATTCTAAATGGATATCTATACATATGTGTGCGCTCGGGGGCGCCCCCCCACAGGGGGGTGGGTGCGTGCGGCTTGCCTTTGGCAAGCTGGGTCAGTTCGGTGGACTGCCGCTGCACTTAGTCTTTCAGACTAAGTAAAAACTAGTACTTTGTACTAGATTTCGGCCCAGAATTACGTAGTAATTTGCTGTTGCTGTCGGCAAATAGCGGACTGCTGCCACTACGTGGCAACCCTTCGGTTTCTTTGGAGTTCTGTCGAGGTTCTGAAAGTAGCTTGATTCTCTTTGAAAGAGTTTGTTTCCCCCTCTTTTATGAGGGGAAACAAACCCCAAACCGAAATTCGACTGGGAGGTCGATTGAAATGACAATGATGAATCAGTTTGTTCTGTCGCCAGACTTTGATCTTAGGATCAAGTGGTTGAATAATAACCAGTTGGTTCAGTTGGCTTGTGAAATTGAGCTAAAGCTCAAGCAGTGTAATGCTGAGTTGGAATCTAGGATTCCGTCGAAGGTTGCTGCTAAAGCTGCTGAAGCAGCCTTGGAGGTTGCCTGACCTTTGCTTCCAAGCCTTAGGGCTTGGAGGGTTAGGCCAGTTAATCTGCTGGGTTGAGTGTATTTAACCCCCTCATTTATGAGGGGTTAAATACTCTCACTACTGAAATTTGGAGGTAATGATGTCGAAGTTTGAGTTCATATTTGATCTTCTTGAGTCTATGACTCAAGATGATCTGAAGAAACTTCTTGAATCGCTGTTAGCGATTGTTAAAGAATCTTCTAATGAGAAGATTCTTGATAATGATCAACTCTTTGAGTTGATTGGTGAAGTTGAAGATCAGTTGGACCATCTCCACTATGTTGGGGCTGGTGGTTATTCTTCTCCTTGATCTTTAGCTTGGTTCACTGAGAAAGAGTTTTCTCTCCCCCTCTTTTATGAGGGGAGAGAAAACCCCAAACACCAAATTGGATGGAGGAAATCCGATGACATTGACCGAAGATAGTTGTGCTGTTTCTGCCAAGAACTTGGCAGTTGGAATGAAAATCCGTTTACGGATTGCAAGGACTAATTGGGTTACTATCACTGAAATTAGTGATGTACCACCTAGCTTTGTTCGTATCGACTATGTCGATTCGTCAGGTTATGAAGGTTGGTTCATGTCTGGCAATGAAGCCAGACAGCAGGTGCTGAGTTCTTCTCAGATTCCTGCTTGATTAACTTGGGTGTATTTAACCCCCTCTTGTTTGAGGGGTTAAATACTCCCACCAGTAGCTTCGGCTGCTGAACTGATTTCACGGGGTACTGATGCCGCCCATTAGCCGCCTCTCGTAGCCACCGTGGGATCAGTTCAGCATCTGGGATGTTGGAGTTCTTGGTTCTCTTTAATGAACCTTGAACGTAGTGAAAGGTTCATTAAAGAAGAACCTAGAAACCGATGGAGGAAATCGGATGAATGTAAATGCTGAAATTGAAATTGACGTAGCGGAACTTGCTTCCGAGCTTGTCTTTGAATCGGAGTTCACCTCTGGTGTTGCTTCGGTGATGCAGGATGAGTTGGGCAACTATGTTGGCGATGAGGTTGATCGCTACATATCTGACCACATTGAAGATGTGGTTATTGAGGCGCTTGGTAATTGTTCGGATGAGTTCCGTCGCTTGGTCGCTAAAGCGCTGAGTGAAATTGCGGACAATAGCTCCTACTAAATCATCTAGATGATTGAGTGGTATCCGCCGCCGAGTACTGGTCGGTGGTGGATACCATCCAATTCTTTGGAATTGGTTTGACGCATACAACTGGGAGGTTGGAAATGACAGAAGAAAGACACGGGTTGAAAGTCCGTAGCCTCATTTATGAGGCAGTAGAGGATCTTAACATGTTTGATTGGGAAGATTTCGCTAAAGCGGCTGTAGCTTGGCTTGACGTGGATACGATTGAGCGAATTTGTGCAGATAACGAGTTGTTCCTCACTGAGGAGGAACTGGCTGCTGATCTGGCACGTTACGGCTTGGAATTGTAATAAGTGTTGGGTGTATTTAACCCCCTCTTGTTTGAGGGGTTAAATACACCCACTACCAAACCGAATGGAGGTTCGGAAATGACAATAGAAAACCATATTGACTGGGATCGTGTTGATTCGCAGGGATTCTTGGACGAGGATACGTTCTGGGATGCTGTGTCTGACATGACTGGCATGGACTACGACGAGATCGCTGATGGTGATCCGTTGGAGTGGTTGTAATAATCTTGGGTGTATTTAACCCCCTCATTTATGAGGGGTTAAATACTCCCACCTAATTGGATCGAGGGAGGTCCGTGTAATGAATACAGAAGAAATAGTCACTACCGACATAGGTCGGTTTGGTGCCCGAGAGCGACAGATTCTTGTTGAGTTGCTTACGGCATGGAATATGTGTGGGTTGCCGTCTGACTTTGAGTCAGACAATGTGCGGCCTATGTTTAACACTCATAGCGGCTATGTGTTTCTTGGTAATGATGCTTACCAGACTGCCGTCCTAGAGGACGGTCATCTAGTGTCGTTCTATTACCTTGGCTATGAGGGTCACGAGGGAACTCTTTCAGAGTTAGAGGACGAGTTCAAAGTATCTGGAGATACTTGGCATCCTGAGGATGTGGAGGCTTTGGAGAATATTCGTGAGTACTGGCAGGTGAATGCGTGATGCCTGATATTCCTGCGGCATCGTACCTGCTGTTTGGGTTCGCTATCGCTTGGTCACATATGTTGCTCATAGCGAAATGGGAACGCTTACAGGCAGAGCGTAAGGCTAGGCGGTTGCGTGGCGTTGCGTATTGGCAAGCTCTGTTGGATTCGGAGCGAAAGTAAACAGTTGGGTGTATTTAACCCCCTCATTTATGAGGGGTTAAATACCCCCACAACTAAGCGGCAGGGAGGCCGCAAATTATGAGTGATTGGATAGAGGGTGCAGCACTTTACGCTGTAGGTGGCGACCTTGTAGGTATGGGTGCCACTGTGGAGGCCAGGTTTCGTCCTTTGGACGAGAAGGCTGATCCTGAGTTAGTGAGAGCTTTCTTGGAGATGCAAACCGCTGAAGCGGTTCAGTATTGGACAGACAACATCCGAGCGATGCAAACGGGTCACAAGCGTTACGAGTTAGGTAACATGTTGCTTGAGGCTGGTGTGTTCACATCCAAGTATGACATTCGTTCGACTTGGATTCTGACCGAATCGGAGCTGGCGGAATTTGCCGTCGGAGGCCGTATTT